TTCTCGCCGTAGCTGCGTAACTGATGACAAGATACCGTTCATGGCATCTTGAGACGTGCCCGCAGATTCTGCTAATACCTGCCATTTCTGAAGAGTTTCAGGCGTAAGACCAAATTCTGTTGACAACAGGCGAAGAGAAGCTCCAAGTTTCCCAGCCTTTTCATACATCTGTTCTAGGGATGAAGCTCCGCGCGAGAGCCAATTGGCACCTAAAGATGTTATTGATTTAGTAAATTTTAGAACAGCCCCTATAAGGCTGAAGAAAAGAGAGAGCGCACTTTTAAGAAAGCCAACAAGCCCTTTGATTACTGTTGCAAAGCCTTTGGCTGCCTTACTAGCTTTTTCTGTTAATGAGGCGAGCTTATTAGTCTGTTCTCCCGTTTCCTTTTGAATCTCGGCACTTTCTTCAAACTTTTCTCCTAGCTCTTCAACCTTACCCTTAACCTTATCTAAAGTCTCAGGAAGTTTCGAAAGTTCTTTTTTATCGACTTCAATCTGAATTTTGGCAACAAGGTCTGCAACGTTCATTCTTTCTGCTTCATCCTTTCAAACAATTCAGATTCATATTCTCCTGAAAAGACCTCAAGCTGATATGCCTTAATAACTAAGTCGGTTCTAGTTTTTAATATTTCATTAATGCTTCCATAACCAGACTTTGCTACTTTTAACATCATCATCAGCTCAACGTCTTTTATAACAACCGAAACATCGTTTAACTCTCCGCTTTGGTAGTGTCTGTTAACCACGAACGGAGACTCGGAAAAAAAGGGAGCAAGTTCTCCCGCAATACACATAGCTTTATTTGATAATATACACCACGCGCATCAATATCGTCACTAAAAAGTTGACGATTAACCCTTAGCCCATCATAGGAACAATGGTTAGCACAAGCCCAGAAAATCTCATCCAGTGCATCATCTTCCATTGCAGATAAAAACATATTCGCCAGCGGAACCATAAAAGCGGGGGTTACCTTGAAATTAGAAAAATCAATATTCAATATGCTCTCATCAAACTTAACACCATTTTTTTGGATAATTCTATTAACAGCTTTTGTTAATTTATATCCAAGTTCAAAAGGCGCAATTCTAATGACTAACTCCTTTCCATTAGCCAACGTGATGCGCGGATCTTCCATCTTTTATTCTCCTATGAAAAAAAATAAGTGAGGGTAGCGTTTTACAGCTACCCCCTAAAAAACGCTAACTGAACGACTTAGTGCCGCGTGCAAACCCAAGAGAATACTCTTGAATTGCTTGCTCCTTGTCGCCGCTAACATTATAACGCGTGCTTGGTGGCGTGGTAAACATTCCGCCTTCAAGATTCCAGCGGGTTGTTATGATACCACCCTTTCCATCTCCAACTCTCTTAGCCAAAGTTAATGTCATTAAGGTTTGACCAATAAAGCTGTTTTTCATCGATTCAAGTTTGGCATTTAGCCACCTATCATCATCGCGACCAACCAACACTCTTAGTTTAACCTGAATCTGACGACCCGATTCCATAAATACAAAAACTGTATTTCCATCTTTGCCAGATTCCATCTCCATAAAAGTGTTGGGCATGTCGAGAACGACGACATCGCCAAAGCCCACATCGGTTATTTGCCTATCGTCAAGAATGATAGTGTCTTGACCAACCAAAGTATCAATCGCCATTTTGCCCCCTCTTAATTATTGATATAAACCAAAATATCAGAGGTATGGATAGCGCCAGCTCTCTTTATTGCCATTTGAATAAACGGAGCCTTTCGCTCTTCTCTCTCTGATTGTGCCTGTTCCCCGATAGGTGTTGCATATATGTAATACCCAACGGATTCTATCGCGTCTCTTAACATTTGTGGATCGCCGAATGTAACAGGAAGAGTCCACTTACCAGCGGCAAATGCACCATTCTTAATTCCTGTATTTAAGACATCGGTATAGGCTTTTATTAAGACCTCGACGCCTGCTGCAGTTTGTGGGATTTTAGAAGCCGCATTGCGCAATGCATTAAATCCTGCAACCTGTAAGGCGGTCTTAAGCCAAATGTCGTTATATACATTGTCAAAGAACTCGTTTGCTCCATTAGAGAATACGCAAGGAACGCCATCCACGCTAACGTACATATCAGCGCCGACATTCTTAGCCTTTTGAACCAACGTCTCAGTTGCATTTGGATCTGGATCAATAGTAGCCAAGGTCTTAAGTTGCATCGTAAGAGTTGTATTTGACCCACCAAAGTCAACTGACTGTCCCCTAGAAGCATAAGCTGCCGCCATAAGACGTGCACTTTCTGCCGTATCTTTGAAATATGCAACGCAGCGTGTATGGTGGTTATTACGACCTCTGATAACATCAAAGATTTCACCTGTATCGCAGCAAGTAATATCGTTGTTTGCGATATAAAGCATCTTGTCTTGAGTTTGAACCCAATTTGACGCATCTAAAAGCTCTGCGTTGTTATATGCAGGGTCAAGAGAATGATCTACTAAAATTCCGCAGAAGTATACTAGAGGCTTGCAACGGATTAATGTATCTACCAACCTCTCACGCCCTGAATATGCCTCAACGCCTTGAACAAAAACGGCAGTATCGACGTCAAGATATGAGATGCCAGTTAAGTCGGTTCCTGTTGCATTTTGCTCAATGGTTACAGCAGAAGTTCCACCTGCAAAATCTGATGTAAACCTCAAGTGCCCATCAACATAAGCAGCGGTAACACCTAATTTGTCTCTACCACTAACATTAACGAGCGTCTCTCCCAAATAATCGCTTGCAAGTAAGTTGGTTCCTGTCCCTCCTGCGCTTAATATAACACTAGAACCTTCTCCCGTTGTAGCACTAGTAAATACCAAAGTATCTCCTACTGCACTACAAGTTGCTCCAGCTTCAGCAGTAGTTAATGCCGCTGTGATTACTGTTGCAACGTCCTCAAGGGTTGAGGTTCCGCTGAAATCAAGCCCTGTGATGCTTACTGTGCTACCTAAATTAACAGAAATGCCAAAGGAACCATCATCAACTGATGTAAAATTTGACGCTGTTAAGTCGCCAGTTGTTGCAGTTCCTGCGGTCTCGCTTGCATTAATAGCAGCTTGGAACACAGCAGCAACGCCCTCTGTTGTATTGGCACCCGTAAAGTTTAATCCTGTAAACTCATAAGCAGTACCGCCATCAGCTCCAATATTAACAGAACCATCGGTTACCTGCCTAAAGTTTTGAAGATTAATCGCATCAATAATGGCATAACCAGCTCTTGATGGGATTGTTACAGCTGGAAGTGCTGGCAATACAACAAAATAACCATTTGCGGTTAAAAGGTTTGGTGCCTGGGCAAATACAGCCACAGCTTGCTTATAAACCTCACTCTGGCTACCGAAATCAGTTGCAACTTGCACTGGGGAACGATAGATCAAGTAAGGCTCACCATTCGGAGCCTGTTCATCGGTGATACAAGCTATCGCACTAGTATTAGCTTGCCTCATCGAAATAGGGCTGTCCGAAATAGAAACGTTTATAATGTTAGAAATATCTATCTCTGCCATTTTTTACCCTCAATTATTTATTATTGTTTTAAGCCCACCCAAAGCATTCCAGTACTCTGCAACACTTTCAAAGGTTCGCCCATATAATACCTTAATATCTGCGTGGTAGCGATTCAATATTTTGCTACCTTCTGCACGAGATACATCGCTAAAGCTTAACGGAATATAGCCAAACGAGAATTGTCGTCTTTCTTGAGTTCTAATTGCTAAATCACTATTAAAAGCAGCAATTAGCTCTGGCTGTCTAATTCTTGCTTCATTTGAATAACTATACATCTCAAGAAATAACGACTCCGATACTATAACCGTATTTATTGCAATCAAATCTTCTTCTGTTCTTCTATATTTGAGAGGATTTCCCACAGCTTCAATATTAGAACATCCCAAACATATATAAAGCGATTGATCTGACGGAATTAGCCATTTTTGGTTATACAAATAGCAATGCTCATCATCAAGCTTCATATACTCTTTGATGATATCCATTACACATTTTATTACTTCTCTCTCAGCCATCGTTCTCCGTATAATCGTTTACCATATCATATCGATAGAAACCATAACCAAACTTTTCATAAAACGTCTTGTGCATTATTCGATATGTTTTTTGGTTAATGATTAGCTTGTCGTCAACTCTTAAATTAGTATATTGCGTATAAACCTTTACCCATTCCCAGTGGCGTTCACCTTCTGCCAGCAGCTCTATATCTTTCGTTGCATAGGGCTGAATCATCCCTTGAAAGTTAAATATTACACCAGTTTCTTGCACTTCGCCATCAACGATTGTTTTTGTTACTTTTTCAGCTGTAACAGTTGTCATCCAGCCTTCAAGAACGTCGGCAACATTTGGCACTGCTATATTATTAAGACCTTTTGTGCTTGCAGGAATAATCATTCTTTAACCACCATTGAAGTAATAGAGCCCCTTAGTGCGCCTGTATCAACTAAAATCTTCCACCCTTTACGACGGCTTTCTTTCATTGCGTCAATTGTGGCTTGTGACAATGGTTTCCACTCTCCATCGTTTGAAGTTTCAAAAGCCTTTTTTACAATTTCAACTCCTTTTAATCCAAGTATCTCTAGCGCCTTATCAACCTCTCCCGCTTCTATTAACTTAGTTAGTGTTTTTTTTATTCGTTCCACTCCCTCAGGGAGATGTTTTTCAAGCGGATCTTTTAGAAAAGATCTGCGCGGCAAATTGTTTGTTACAGATCCAAATTCGTGGGCATAAGCATATTCTGCAATGCTTCCTTCTTGGCTTTTACTTCCTAAAACTCCCACAAGTGCATAAGAAGTTTTGAATTTCTCTGAAAACTTATTAAGCCCATCTGTATTAATTTTAACCGAATAGCTCATCTTACAGTCGTAGTCCCTAATACAACAGTTGCAGAACCAATGCAGCGTGGATAAAGAAGCGATAAATATTTAAGCCCGAATTCCGTTGATGTTAAATAATTTAGAGCTGGCGAATCAAGAAATGCTTGTGGTATGGCGTAAGATGCTGAAACATCACCGACTGATTTACTTGACATGATAAAACTTCCCGAAGATGCAAGCCCACTTTGAGCCATACGCATATCCATACAAAGATAGTGAGCTGTTAAGAATAGAAA